TTAAGTTATATAACCCGCAGCCAGGCTCTAACCTGACCCAGTTCTCAAATATGCTGAAGTCAATAATCGGCGTTCCGTTTATTTCTGCTAACCCAGCTACGTGGATGCTAAACGCTTTCAACAACTGGGTCACCATGAACATTTTCATCGGCGCTGGTGGCTTGTTTGATACCAACAAAGCCATGCAGACATCAATTGACCGATTTGGTGTTGACTATACAATGCTTGTTGGCAATGAGTTCAAGGTTGCTGAGGTTATCACCCGCGCGACACCAGAGCTACAGAAAATCTTACACCCAGACAACTGGATGACCGATGTAAGGAAGTTCATCTCCCATTTGTCAGCATCGGAAACAGTTCCGCTGGGAAAGCTTGCTGATGCTGCTGGCGTAAGACCAGAAGACCTGATAGTAATGAACCCTGCTGACATTGTGAAAGCAGTAGAGGCTCAGAACAGCAAGATAAAGAACCAAAGCCAACGCAAGTTCCCCAATCTTACGGAAGCAACAGTTGAGAGAATGGTTGCGCCGTATATTGGTGAGAATGCTAAACCACTGGTCAAAAAGACTGCCAACCCTTTGGCTACTTATGGCAAGATTGAGCAGTATTTTGCACGCAGGGCAATGAAGATTGCTATTGAGCAGATTATGGGTGCGATGGAGCTTTCCCCTGTCAATGCTGACTTACGGTCGGATATGCTTAGTACGGGCATGACCGAGCGCCAGATTGCTGCATTCCAAGCCCTTGCCAATCGTGCTTACAACACAGATGAGATTAGAAGCTTTTACAAAAAGGGTGAGGTTGGTTATAACCCCGTTCCAGAAGAAATTATCAAAGCCACTATTGACAAGCTTTCTGGTGGTGATGACGCCCAAAAGGCAGCGCTCAACTCCCTGCTTGACTTCAACGGATTGCGTGATGATATTGTCGATTTACTTTCTAAACCTCGCACGCCAGAGGAGTTGGACGCTGCGCGGCTTGGAGTTTACAGAAAAATAAAAGAGGCTGCCGACCATAGCAGGGTAAATAATCTTATAGGTGAGTGGGCTAAGGTTACAGAAGACACTGCTGGACACATCGGACTTCTCAAGAACCTGTTTGAGGTTGGGCAAGAGGAATACCGCACATTATTCTCTGTGAATAGACAGTTTGGGGAGTTTTGGGATGCAGTCGATAACGCCTCAAGAAGCGGTCTGACTGATGACGCTTTTCGTGCCTATAAGGCTAACCTGTGGACGGTCACCAGCGAAATAACCAAGTCAATGTGGGAAGACGCCTATAAGACCATGCTCAATGCAGTTACCGCTGGTATGGCAAAGACTGGTCTTGGCGAGGATGCAGACTTCTTTGTAACTAACCTTGCTGAACGTCTTGAGCTAATGCGCGGTGTTCATAGCAAAATAACCAAGATAAATCAAGATGCCTATGATGGTGTCATTAAGAGCACTGACGCTCCCAAGCTGCTTGACAAGGTCTATTCTGATTATCGCAAGGCGCGCGATGCGAACCAGAAGGCTTGGGTTGATAAGATTATTGAACTGTACGATAAGAATGGCGTTGCTCCTAATGGCAGAACAAAAGAAGAAGTTCACAATGTCCTTGTTGGCTATATGGGTGAGTTCCTCAAAAAGGACAGGAAATTCCGCAATGATATTCTTGAGCACCGCCGTGCCATTGAGGGCTTAGATTACGACAACAAGCGCACTGCTAATAAAAACTTCTATGAGCAGGTATACCAAGCCCAAGCCCAAGAAATTCGGAAATTCCTGACCAATGATGCTTACGAAGAGTTCAACACGATTCGTCAATCAAAGCATGCCAGTAAGGGTGAGAGGCAAACAAGAGCCACCAAGCCAAAGGAGATGACGCAGGCAGAGTTAGACGTTGCCAACAAGCGTGCCACCCTTGAAAGGAATGAGACCGCCCTTGAGCACAGGCGCATGTTACAAGAGCAGGCTAAAGCTGCTTATGGGCAATACAACAAAATGTCGTTTGAAGGCGAACTGTTTGCCGCAACCAACCTAACTGACGCACAGAAAGTTGCAGCCTCTGCTTACTTTGATGCCTTTGACGCTACTGTAAAGAGGCTCAGTGGAGGCAAGTTTGGCTTCTATGATAGGCTCGGTGAGATTAGAGCTTACGAAGGCGAGGCGCTGCCAGCGGGCGAGTTTGGTTATGATATTGCCAAGAAGCACATCGCCGCGCTGACCATCGGTCCCGACAACAAGTTCATTCTTAACTTTGCAACCGATGCTGCTGATGCCGTGAGCGTATTCCACGAAGGCTCTCACGCCATTATGTATACAGCTCGTCAGCTTTACGACATGGGCGTGTTCGATGGCTATAAGACGATAATTGAGGATGCTGGTAAGACAACCATAGAAGCGTTTGACGCTATGGACGATGCTGCCAAGAGCAAGATTATGGATGACATCGCTGACAGCATGTTCAAATGGCAAGCCGACCCAGAGGTAGCCAAGAGCATGCCAGCCAAACTCAAATCAGCCTTCCAGACCATCTCTGCTTTCTTTACCGAATTTATTAGCAGGCTTATGGAGCGGTATAAGGACATAGAAATATCGCCAGCGTTGAAAGAGGTATACCGCTCGCTGTTCACGCAAAATGATATGACCGCAAAGGCGGAGCGCAATGCAGCCAGAATAAGCCAGTTCAAGGAGGGCACGAGGTTCAAAGTGTTTGGTGCTACGCCAGACACGTCATTTGAGCTGATTCCAGTTGTGGTTGAGGCTGACACAATCCGCCCGTCCCACAATCTTGGCGGGCAGAAAAATCCAGACTTCCCACAAGAGTACCAGCCAAGAACTTATAATGTAGATTTTGTCAGAGAGAAGGCAAGGAGCCTAACACCAGAACGCTTGCTGAACAAGCCTGTTGATTTATCCAACGGCTCGCCTGTGATTGATGAGAGTGGCAATGTGATTGCAGGCAACCATAGAATGGGTTTCCTTATAGAAGCCAAAGAGAGCTATCCTGACCAGTGGGCTAAATACCAAAGCAAACTCAAGGAAAGCTTGTCTCAGTATGGGCTAACAGAAGCTGATATTGAGGGCATTCAAAATCCAGTTCTCGTTTACAAAGCTGCAAACAGCGATGACGTTATGAGGATTGTGAACGAGGCTAACGCCCCTTCACAGCAGATATTCAGCCCGCTTGAGTATGCAAACCGCAATGCCAAGTTCCTAAGCAACGAGAGCATTGCCGAGCTTCAGTTTGGAGAGAACCAAACTGTTGACGAAGTGCTCTCGTCTAAAGCTGCTTATGAGTTGCGCAAACAATTCATTGACAACCTGTATGACTCGGAAAAAGGTCAATATCTCATCAAAGATACCCGCTTGCTAAACGATACAGGTAAAGAAGCTTTTAAGAACGCACTTGTTGCCAAAGTTTATGGTGGCACGCCTGACGGGCAAATAATGCTAAAAGCCATCATCGAGGATGGCTCTGACTTCTCCAAAGTTCTCGTGAACGCAATGACAGAAGCCGTTCCTGGTATGGCAAAGGTGAATGCTCTCATTGAAACAGGAAGGCTGAGCCCGTCTTATGCTATCGGCGATAAGATTGCGACTGCCGTGCTTGAGTATCAGATATGGCGTAACCTTGACCCAACCGTCAGACCGCCGCTTGAGCAGGCTGGCACAGACTTATTTAGAGTCTTGCCTCCAGAAGTTGTCAAGATGGAGCAGTTCTTCAACAACAATATCACGAACAGTCGTAGAATTGCTAACTTCTTTAACTTGTATGCGCAAGAGGCAATTAAGATTGGCAGCGTTGACCCCAACCAAATCCTTATTCCTGGATTTGAGCTTCCCGCAGAGCTTACTAAAACAGCAGACGAGTTGTTAAATGGTCTGCTCGACAAGGTCAATGCCGAGAAGGTTGCCACCGTATCTGTTGACACGAACAACGAGATAATCAATCAGCTTGTCAACAATACGATTAATGGCTGGGAACCAAAGATAAAAAACAACATTGAACCGATATTGCGTCAATTTGCAAGCGATGTAAAAAAGCCTACAGTTCCACCAGACTGGGCATTAGTAGAAGGCTTATACGATGGCACTTCTAAGTCCTATACTAAAATCCGCAAGACCATAACCGAGATATTGAATGGAACGGAAGTTAGTGATGTTACATATCCAGAAATGAGAAGCTTGATATTGACCCAAGCGCACAACAAGCTGATTTCTGAGAGTTATAGCTACCGTGTTGTTACTGGGGTTGAGGGAACCGCAACTGCTGACAGCCTTATGGCTAAGAATGCAATCAGCAAGCTCACCTCAGCCAGCATGATAGAAGGCACTGATTTAGAAAAGCATAATGCTATTGCTACTCCGCTGAAGGAAGCCATTAAGTTACTCAATGACATGAAAGCACGCAACGGGGATGCGGAGTCTATTGCAAAGCTTGAGGCTGCTATCGCAGCTGCACCAGAGAAATTGTTGAGCGATGCTGACATTAACAAGGTTACTCTGGCGCCAACCGAAATTACCGCTGAGATAAAGCAGCAGCTCTTTGACTTGGGATATACAGAAGAAGACATATCCGCCATGACCCCTGCAGAGGCGTGGCGCATTGTCAGCGAAGGCAAGCCGTTCATTCCGCCAGAGCAAAGCGCACTGTTCCAGCCTGAGGAATTAACCTACCAGCCTGCTGAACAGCCTCTACCGCCCGTTACTCCCGACCCGCCACAAGGACCTCTATCAATTGACCAGGCGCGGGCGCTTGACCAATTAAACGATAATGAGATAATGAACCTTGTCGGGGAGATTACCGATAACCTCGAAAAGTATATGCGTGAGCATCCTACCTTTGAGATGGAGAAAAACATTCCTGCAAAGGCGCTCGACGCTTTAGAGAAGCAAGTGGCAATTTGGGAAGGCGAGCTTGACTCCAAGAAAATAACGGCAATGGATTACGCGAAGAGCAGCCGCGACCATGCCTTGCTGGATTACACGCAACGCCGCGGCATTGATGGTGCGATGCAGCACATCTGGCCGTATCACTTCTGGTATACAAGCTCTGTTGTTGAATGGGCAAAGCACCTTCTTGGCGCCCCTGAGATCGCTGCAGCTTGGTCAAGATACGAGGAACTGCGCAGGCGGAACGGTATGATTGGGTATCCGACCAGAATGGCTGGTAAGATGTGGATACCTACGCCGTGGCTGCCAGATTATCTTGGAAATGAAATATTCCTTGACCCGTTCTCACGGCTTATGCCGCTCGAGAGCATTGCGCAGCCCGTGTCTCTGTTCTCCGACCTATCAGCGGACATTTATTCGAGAACTGTTTACCAAATCAACACGATGGTAAGGGATGGGATTATTACCCAAGAACAAGGTGCTGCTGCTATTCAATTAGGCTCTGGTGATATTTGGGAAGACGCCTTAGCAGAAGTTATGCTACAAGACGACCTTATGACCAATGATGTTGTTACCCTTGCCTCTCGTATGATGGGCATCGCCCCTTGGTGGCAATATCCTTACTATTTCGCCACTGGACAAGAGGAGAAAATTAGCGTTATGCCTCCAACCCGATTGGGGCAAGCGCTTTCGTCCTTCCGTGGGCAAGGCTGGGCTTGGGACATGCTGAGCTATGTTGGAGAAGTGCTAAAATACCCAGAGGAGAAAGTAAGGGAAACACTTGGTATGTCCCCCTATGGTGAGCCAGGTGATTACTATATTCGGCTTATGCTTACCAGTATGCTTGGTGATGGCTACACAACTGACGTAGACGAGGTAGAAAAGCAAATGATTGAGCGTAAGGGCGACCTTTGGGAGGAAGCCAAGAGGCGTGCTGATGTGTATCTATCTGCGCGTCTGCCAGGCTCTTTGTTCCTGCACACCATCGCTCAGTTTACGAATGACCCAACTCCCGAAAACGCTAAAGCCATTGCGCCTGCATTTATGCTTACTTTGTTCCCTGCTGGCATGATACCAGAGGGCGAACAACATATGCGTGGACTTAATGAAGAATACCAAAAAGCTTGGAGAGAGTATAATATGGGCAATTCAGATGCCCTAAATGAATTTTATGATAAACATCCAGAGTATAGGGCGCGTCAAGACATGTTCAAGAGCGATGAAACCATGCTGAAGGGATTTCTTGTAGACCAGATATGGGATAAGTGGTCATCTATTCCTCCAGCGAGCCGCCAACTTGCAACCCAAGCTCTTGGAGAGTCTTTCCAGAGGCTATTCTTGGACGCTAAGGCATATACCAACATTGACAATAACACCCTTGCTGCGTGGAGCTATCAGTTAGGTGGCTATGTTCCTGTAACTGAGGAGACGGAAGCTGCAGCAAGTGCAACACAATTGCCAGTGCCAAGATATTCTCCAGAAGTCGAGGCTGCGGTTGCGGAGTTCCAAGCTGAGCGTGCTGAACGTTATCCTGATTACTACTGGCAGCAGCAGATTTATTGGGACCCTGCGAGCGACAAAGAAGAGCTAAAGCGCACAATGCCATCATATTTTGACTATTTAGAATGGCGTAAGCAATATTACGAAGCCAACCCGCTGGTAAAGCAGTGGGCTGAAGACCAGTCAGCCAGAGGCGGGGGAGATGAATCCCTACTGGCTCCAACCTCAGACATGGTTGGGCAGACGCAACCAGCCCAATCTCTGCTCATTGAGTTTGATGATGCGCTCAAAGCAGAGCTTGGGAAATATATTGTAAACGGCACCCCCTTATCCGCAGGTGCCAAAGCCGAACTCAATAGAGTTTGGGAGGCGAAGGGCAGGCCTGGCAGCTCATTAGAGCAATGGATAAATGCCGTATTAGGCTTGCAAAGATAATAAAACTATATTATAATAACGAAGGAGTATTACTATGAGTGAACGAACTTTTGACCAAGCGGACGGTGCAGCAGAGCAAGCTAATTCTGCTGTATCTCCTGGGCAAGCTTCTGGGCAACAGGAGCCAAGTGGTGCTGAGGTTTTTATCACCAAGCAAGAGTTTGAGGCTTTTCAACGACAGATACAGTCTCAAACCGATAAAGCCATCCATAACTCTATGGAAGCTCGTCTAAAACAACTGAAGGCAGACATTGACAAAACCCTGAAAGCTAACAGGGCAGCTGGTATCGAAATCTCTCCTGAGAAGGAAGCGATTTTGCGCCAGAAAATGTTAGACCAAGTATTGTTTGAAGATGAAGCCCTATCTGCTCAGCAAGGGCAGGGGCAAGAGAGCCAGGATGACTATGCATGGATTACTGAAGCGGCAGACGATATTATGGAGGAATATGGTGTTCATATTCCCGTTCGGGAGTTGAGACAACTTCCGAGCTCGAACCCTGCAGAGTATTTAAAGCAGGTTCGCATGCTTGCCAAACAGAAATCCGCTGGGCGCGCAACAAGCGCTCCGCAACCTGAACCTACAAAACCACCCGATACACGCACCTTCCTGGGCTCAAGCATTGGTGGCGTACCAACGCCAGAAACACAAGAAACACTAAGAGACGCTTATCTCAAAGAGGTTAATGAGTTCAAGGCTGCTCATCCAAGAGCAACTGTAGAACAGCTCTTTGAAATTCGCGAGAAATGGTTGAGCAAGGGTTGGAACGGTATCACCAAATAAGCCTATAGGAGATAACAATGGCTCAAATAAACCCTGGTACAACTTATAGCGGAGCAGATTCCGCTTATATTGATGGCGTCTTAACCTCAGCAGCGTTAAGACCCCGTTCTCTTGATGAGAATATTCTCAATCTTGACCCCCGCGACACCCCTCTGCTTACCTTGCTTGGTGGCTTAGATAGTGCTGCTGGAAAATTTAGTTTTCTAACGACATCTAACAACACCAAATATGAATGGGTAGAAGACACGCTCGGTTTTCGTTCTGTAAAGGTTGGCACTTTTACTGATACTGGTCAAACAATTATTCCACTCCTTGCTAACGATGAACTTAAGCTTGAACCCGGTCATATCCTGATGTTTGGTACCGAACAAATGTGGGTATCTGAAATAGACACAGTCAACCACACAGTTACTGTAGTCCGTGAATATGGCGGTAGCACTCAAGCGACAATTACTACTGGCGCTGAGTTAGAGATTGTTACAATGGCTCGTCCAGAGGGCGCTGAATCCGACCCGATAATCGGTACGACCGCCACAATCTCTTACAACTATACTCAAATCATCCATCGTGAGCTTTCTGAAAGCGGGACTATGGAAGTCATGAACTTGCTCGGTAAGGGCGATCCGTGGCAATATGAGGCTGCAAAGCAAGTTCCCAATATGATGATTGAAATAGAGAAAGCCCTATTGTATGGCATTCGCAACAATGACGCTACCAGACGGGTGCGCTCTATGGGTGGCGTTAAAGAGTTCATTAAAAGCAATGTAATTCCTGCTGCCACTCTCGATAAGACCGACTTTGAGAACGCCGCATTAGCAATGTATGAAGGCTCTGGTGGTGGCGATAAGTATGCGATTATCTCACCGAACAACTTTGTTAAATTAACATCGCTGTTTACTCAAGCAGAGCAAGTGCAGCACAGCGAAGGTGGCGGCGAATATTGGTGGGGTATGTGCCCGCTCGGGATTTACACCAAGTTCGGTAAGATCAACTTATACATCGACCGTTGGCTGAACGACACGTTCATCCCGATTATCGATATTAACCATGTTGGCGTCAAGACCTTACGCCCATTTACGATTAAACCGTTGGCGGAAGGTGGCGACTACCACAAACAGCAAGTTATCTGGGAAGGTACGTTCTGCATGCGTGGGGATAAAGCTCACGCACTCTTAGCAGGCATTACCAGCTAAAACCGACTGAACAGAAGGGGGGATGGAATTGACCATCCCCCCTTAGCCTAAGGAGAAATTATGGCAACCTTATATGATGCCATGTTGCAGACGGCTATGTTCAGTGGTGTGTGTGTTTCTGGCGTATCCACCTCAGCAGGCACAAATAGCCGCATTTATGTGGCTGATAGGTATGAAGCTGACGGATATTACAATGGTGGCACTTTATTTATCCAATCGGGCGCGTATTCTGGCACAACTGATACAATCCTTATCTACAGTTTAGCCGAGCATTATTTTGAGCTGCAATATCCTAAGGGGGAACCTTACCAAGCAGGGATAAGATACACTGCCACAAACCAAAACAGGAGTATGCTTATTCAGGCTGTTAATCAGGCATTGACGCATATGGGCTTATATACTGTTGTAGACGAGAGTTTGGCATCAGACACAAGCTCTACTGAATATGCTTTACCCTTTGGCGTTAGTAATGTTGTCAGGATTGATGAGATAACCAGCATGGGCGGGTTTATTCCCGTAAAGACATGGCAAGAATTTGCGGGCAAAATCTATCTTGACCAGCCATTGTCGAGCGGCAATAAGTTGCGTCTTTATTACAACAAAGTGCATGACACGATAAGCCAAGACGCTGACCCAATTGACCCTGCATTTAACTTGACAAGGATTGCTTGGACGGCTACTTACTTCTATGAACTGAGCCGAATGCAGTATCTTGGCACTAATGCCGACAAAGAGACTGCGCTTTTTGTCAACGCGCAACAACAGATGGCACGGCAAGAGCGTATCCACCCAGTTAGAAAAGTGGAACGTTCTGGAAACTTGGCAGTGTATTAATGGGCAGCTCGCTAAAGAACGTTATCGTATATCCAGGATGCATCAATCCGACCCATCACTTGAAGCTTGAAGATGTTCTTGGGCGTGAGGCTGGTTTTATCTTGTGCGATAATCGTGGCAACCCAGATGGGCGCAATATGCCTATGGGAACTATGCCAAGGTCTCCCATACAAATTACGCAAAGCAATAGTGAGCGCTCGGATATGGAGCTGCCATATAAGAATGAGATACAAGTGTCTTGGACTGGCGGGCGCGGAAAAGACTCGTTTTCGGATGATAGAACCCGCTTCTTGGACAGCTTCAGAATGGACACGATGGGCGAGTTTCCCATCTGTGGACCTAAAGAGACTTTGCAAACTGGCATCGGCGTTGAGCAATACAACGTTGATTTAAAAACCGATGTGTATGATTACCTTAGTTTGACAACCAGCACAGGCTATTATGCGTTCCGAATAAAGATAGAAAACCCCGGAACTATCTCACATATTAGTATGACGGTTGGTAAGAACGAAACTGGCTCAGACCAAACATTCAAGTATAAGTTTGAGGTTGTTGACACAGGAGAGCCAATCACAACCGTGCCTTCATCGTCTACTGTAACAAATGTTGCAAATGTCCCGCAATCATCGGCAGACACGACCATAACCCTTGCAGCCAATATAGTTGTTGACGCAGGTAAAGACCTGATTATCATTGTCGGCGGAGCAAGTGGCAATGTAGATATAGTTTATTCTGCAACTGACGGATATTTCCTCGCTACCGAGACTGGCGACCTTATCACAACCGAAGACGGCAGACCGCTCGCTTGGGGCGATAGCTACAGCGAAATATCTACCTATACAACGGGTTGGGAAACACATATTATGTATGCCACGCTTTATGGCGAACTGGTCTATGGTGGCAATGCTTATATTAAACTCTTTGAGTATAAGCACGCTATGTATGCCGTTGTGAACGACCCTAACGAGGTATCTGCCCCAAGGCTATTCCAAAATGGCTTGCGTGGTGTAATGGATAGCAATGCAGCCAACCTTAACGTATCCTATCTCAACCAAACAATTGTCCCAAGTGAGGTTATTGGGAAAACAGTCTTTATTTATAATGGCTCTGGAGAGAATGAATTACAGCCATACCGAAAGATTGTGGCTGCCCTCGCTAACGGAACTGTTACTGTGGATAAGCCCTGGAATATTGCGCAAGACGGCACGACCGAGTATGTTATTGTTGGAATGAACAACTGGAAAGAAATTACGGGGCACGGTTTGACCAAGCCCGTTACAGACATATGCGTTGTTGGTGATTTTGTGATATTCGCACAGGGCAAAAATGCCCCTATACGCTTGATGCGTTCCTATGCTTCTGGTGGAAGTTGGTTGACTTATTTTGCCAATCATAAATCTAATAACTGGAAAGAGTCAGATAACACAGACACATCGGCTATCTATGCCGACCTCTTGCGTGTGGGGTATATGGAGAGTGGCGAGCTGGTAATATGGAGAGCTCGGGTTGACGACAGTAAAGTAGACTTTTCTTATCTTGAGGGTACTTGGACTGGCACGACACAAGACCAAGAGTTGTTTTATTTTGATATAAACCGCAACTTAAGGCTTGATACCAGAATGCTGCTTGCCAGAACACAACAAGACTTGGCTCGTGAGCAAGCGGAAGCTGACCCAGACGAGGGCTACATCTTGTCTTATGAAAGACAGATAGACGATTATGAGCACATGATTAACCCAACTCCCACAGCGAGTTATGGTGGCGAGCCCCCAACTGGCAACCCGTCTGTTACACTGCGCGCTGCTCATAAATTCCTGCCTTATTATGTAACTTGTGGAGATACTCGTTCAAACATTACTAATATGGTAATGGCTGGTTATCCTAAGCGCCCTTACGTTGCCAAAGAGGATAGCATCGGCTCTATCTGGGACGGGGTATATTCTGAGATTGCTGTTCCAGAAATGAAGTGGATAATGAGCGAAAAGAATGGTCAGGCTATGGTTCAGCATGACGTCTATCTTTACTTCAATATGGCTGGGGGTATGATAGAGCGTTATTATGAGCAACGCCTTGACGATGTAGGTCCTAACAGAGAGGAAGGTTTACCACGCGAAAGGCAGGGGGAGGTGTCTTGCCTCGTGCCTTATCCAGGCAGACTTTATGCCGCCATCAATGCTGGTACGAAAGGTTATTCATCTGTGCTTTGTTACAACGGACTTGGGTGGCACGAGATATACCGCTCGAATTACGTTGGCAAAAACATTACGGACTTATATATCTATTCCACGCCAGGCAACGATGTTTCCGACATTATGTATATTAGCGAAGGTACTGGCATTTATTCAATTCCCATTGCCATAAACCCAATGAAGCAATATGACTACCAGTATTTTGGGTATAAAGAGAAAGGGGACAAGCCTTACATTATCACCGGTTGGTTTGATTTTGGGTATCGGGAGATAAATAAATACTTCCACTCTGTGATAATTACGTCAGACTGTACTAATGATAAAACGCCCACAGGCTTTGAGTATTATTACGAGCTTTATTATCAAGTTGATGATGATAAAAACTGGACGATGGCTGGAACGTCTGGTGCAGAGCCAACAATTGAGTTTAAGCTTACGGATGACAACAGTTTGTATGGCAAGCGCATTCGCTTCAAGATAGTAATGTATTCAAATTCTGGCTATGAGAACTCGCCAAGATTACTCGCTCTGGTAGCTAAGGGTATTGTTAGGCTTCCCGTAAAGCGCACTTGGAATATAACCTTCCTGCTGGAACCGATGAACGACCTTAACAAGAGACCCCTGTTGGACGATAAGGATGATTTCTACAACCTGCTTATGGAGTGGGCGTCAAGCGATAGGCACTCAACCCCGCTAATTATGCGAAGTAAAAACGTATTGTATGATAATATAAGCGTGATGATTGACCCGCCTTCTCTGCGCCCCTACCAGACAGTCAACAAATTCAACGATACGAGTGGGCAAGAGGAATACAAGCACATCGGCTCATTCACACTGATTGAGGTATAGATGGCTTATACAGTTACTAAAGAAAGCAGCAAACCACAAGCTACACGAAATGTGCAGCCAACTGATGACGGGAAATATCTTGTCAAGGGAATTGAGGTTGACTCACTCCAAGAGGCGAATGTAGCTATGGCGCTTGACCGCTTGGAGCTTGATTACGCATATCAGTATGATTTTGGCGTTCGTGGCGTAGCGGGCTCACAAATTATAGACTTCTTGGTGTATACATTGCCAAGACCAACCCCTCTGTTTGTTCATGGCGAATACTGGCATACTGGCAGTTTTGCCATTGAGGAAACTATAAAGATGGAGCAGATTAAATCCATCATGAGAGGAACATGGGCTGACCCCAAAGTTATATGGGGCGACCAATGCGAAACGGTCGATGATGCCCATGTCAATTTACAAACTTTACTGTTATAAAATAAGGAGATATTATGCCAACCTTCAACCCTGCCCCAATCAGCGGACTTACCCCACTTGCCCTTCCTACGGCGAATGACATCGTTCCCGTTTACGACCCAGAAGAGCCAACGGCGCAATATAGAACCAAAGGCATCAAGTATTCTGACTTCATTCCGCTTGGGTTAGAAGAGCTTGCCGACCCGAACGCGCAGAGAGTGCTTTACTGGAATGATACCACCAACAAGCTTGAGTGGCTTACCCTGCCTGCCGATATGACGATAGAGGGTGGTGTGCTGAAGCAAAAGCACATGCTGTATAACACCATCATCCCAAATGGCACGGCTATCTCGCCCAGAATTGGCAAGATGACTATCACAGATGAGCTGGATGGATGCACACTTGCTAACGTCTACCTTACCTCGTATGCTCCTGTCACCTCTGCAGTAAGTGTGTCTGTCAAGAAAAACGGGTCTACTGTGGTAGCTACTGCCTCTATTGCCTCTGGTACGCAGAATGGCAGCGCTGCGGGAAACTCTACAACCTTCGCTTCCACAGATGAAGTGTGGATTGATTGTACCGCTGGTGGTGGCGGCGACGGCTTGGATGTTGTGCTGGTGTTCAAGAAGTAATGAAAACAACCAAGATTAAGAACCTGTTTTTTTACACCCTCACCGTGAATGTATCTCCATCTGGCAGCGGCTCTGTTCAAGTTGTTCCGCTGAAAAACAATTATGTGAACCCCGAACAGGTGACATTAACAGCGGTGCCAGGTGTTGATTATGCGTTTATTGGCTGGAGTGGCGATGCAAGTGGGTCTACTAATCCGCTGACTATCACAATGAACAGTAACAAATCCATAACCGCTGTGTTCGAAAGCACTGCCCCTCCTCCGCCTGAGGATATATATACATTGCAGGTGAATGTGTATCCGTCTGGCAGTGGCTCTGTGTTGGTCGACCCACAAAAACCATTATACGCACAGGATGAGCAGGTCACGCTTACGGCTATCCCAGCCTCAGGAAATACATTCGTAGATTGGACTGGAGATGGTAATGGGGCTACCGATAATCCGCTAACTATTACTATGTGGAACAACCTATCCATTACGGCGAACTTTGAAGTTCCTGTTCAGGAGATGGAAGTTCCTGCTGGCGGAATTATTATGTATACAGGTTCAGATACGCCAGACGGGTTTACTAAGGTGGAGGGCTTGCACTTTGTGAGGGTTTCTCCAGACACATCCGTCAACCTGACCGCTACCACAAACAAACTTGCCAGTCACGTCCACTCTATTCCAGTTTCATCTACAGACGATGCTCATGTGCACTCGACATCTGGCTCTACCAATATTTCGCCTTCAAATTATGTTTACCGACACGACCTGCAGACTAAATACGCGTGCGGTATTCATGACCACACCACAAGCTCGAATAATACGTCTCAAAATGGTGGGCATTCTCACGCTGCAATGACAAGCAATGGCGCTGGAGATGTACTTCCGCCTCTATTAAGGTTAAATTTCATCAAGAATACTTCTGGCGGGCTTAAAATTGCCCCTATTGGCTCAATTGTTATGGTAGATTATGCGACTCCTCCTAACGGATGGGCTGTTTGTAACGGAGAAAACGGCACAGTAAACCTGGTCAATAGGTTCGCTTATGGCACAGAAAATAATGCGAACTTGCTGGTTACTGGCGGTTCAGAAACCCACACTCACACAGCAAAAACAACTGGCTCGGCTGGTGAGCATAATCATACTCTTAGCGTTACAATCAACCAGTCGGCAGGTAGCGGAACTATTACCGAGTTAGATAGCGGTGGCGTTGAAACTGCACCCGCGCCTCATACCCATAATGCCCTCTCGCTCACGCTTGACACACAGACGGCTCACACCCACACATACCCAGAAACTAATGCGGCAAACCATCTGCCGCCGTATGTATACCTACACTATATTCAAAGGATAACCTAATGGCAAACTTTCCTGCTGGAACCTATATTTTTTCTGACGGCGCTATCCCATCTGGTTGGACTCACCATACTGCCTATGGGGGCAAGTATGTTCGTGGGGCGCCAGACGCTGCAAGTCTTGGTACAACGGGTGGCTCACTCACACATACCCATGCATCTTGTTCGCTTTCAAGCGTAGCGGGGCACAATCATGGTGGCACAAAAACCGCACAGTCCAGTATTACAGGCGGTAAGTTCGCGAGTGGTGGCACTCCTGGCATTGTATGCGTGAAGCACAGCCATCAGGTTACAGTAACAATTGCCAATAATGCCTCGCACACCCATACTGTTGGCGAAACTGGCACTGCTGATAACGACCCAAGCCATACCGTGCTAATGCTGCTGAGAAAGAGCTAACATGCCACTCGACTCTATTGCTGACTTAGAAAGACGGATACGCCGCCTCGAAATGGAGCTGGACCAGTACAAGCATAAGTTCGTCGCTCCAGACCGAACTGTAAAAACTGAGCCTCCTTTAGCGCATATTGACCACGGCAGTCTTGCTGGGCTGGGGGATGATGACCATCCGCAATATAGAAAGGTTGCAGACACAATTGACCACGGCACTCTCACGGGACTTGGAGATAACGACCATCCGCAATACTTGCTAACAACTGGTAAAGCCGCGGATAGCGATAAACTGGATGGCATCGATAGCACTGGATTTGTAAATACGACCGCTGCTCAAACTGTCGGGGGCACAAAAACATTTTCGTCTATTCCTGTTCTGCCTGCAACCGACCCTACAACGGCAAACCAGGCAGTAAGAAAAGGATATACTGACGCATCCTACCTGCCCATATCTGGCAAGGCTGCGGATAGTGATAAGCTGGATGGAGTGGACATTACCGCATTCTTGGGTTTGAACAGTTTGACGGATCCCGGTGCCGACCGCGTGCTGTTCTGGGATGATAGCGCCGGGCTGCTGAATTGGCTCTCACTGGGCACGGGTTTGGCCATAACTGGCACGGAGATCAAGCCAACTCAGCCGCAGTTTCACCCACTTTCCTCGCCACTAACTTCTACGGCATGGAATGGGGATCCGCGTTCAACGGTTGGCACTTCAACTTTAATTGATCTGTCGACCGTGTTCGGTGTTCCGGCCGGGGTAAAAGCGGTGCTACTTAGAATAAATATAAAAGAAACTGGAACACCTGGGACTTATCATTTCCACTGCGGGCCAGGTTCAGGCTATTGGTACTGCCTTGGGGTGTATGCACAGGCGGCAAACGTCGAAAACAGTATTACAGGGATTGTTCCCTGCAACGCGGACGGCGACATATATTATCGGATTGCTGCAAGCGGCTCAAACACAATGACTGTACATCTTCAAATTTGGGGATACTGGCTATGATGGAGGCACGATGACACTACCCTTTGGCGTGGATATTTCAAAAT